CCGGCGTGTTCGCAAGGCTCGTCGCCCCGTCCTTGTGGTCGCGGGCCGTCGGCGTCATCCACAGCCCCGCCGAATGGGTCAGGTCGGCACATCGGCGGTTCCCCGCGCTCGGCTTGCACCCGTCGTTCGCCATCGGCGTCGGCCACATCGCGGCCGTCGTTGCGAGGTTCATGCCGTGCTGCCCGGCTTCCTGCGAAGGTGTCGGCTTCGTCTGCCGGTTCTCGTTCGCGCTGGCCCTCGGCGTCGGCCAGAGCCGCAGCAGCTCCGTCCGGTTCCCGCCACTCGATCGGGTGCCGGAGCAGGCGCGCGGGGTCGGCCAGGTCGTCTCCCTCGCGTGTGGCGAGGATGAAGAGCCGCTCGCGCTTGTGGGGTGCGCCGACCTCCGCCGCCGTGAAGAGGCCTGCCGCAAGGCGGTAGCCCATGCCGACCAGTCCGCTGGCGACTTCGGGGAAGCCGAGGCGGAGATGATGGGCGACATTCTCGAGGAAGACGAAGTGCGGCCGGACCTCGGCGATGATCCGGGCGACATGCGGCCAGAGGTGGCGCGGGTCGTCAGCGCCCCGGCGCTTTCCCGCGACCGAGAACGGCTGGCACGGATAACCCGCAGTGACGATGTCCACAGCGCCGCGCCACGGGCGGCCGTCGAAGGTGGCAACGTCGTCCCAGACAACAGCCTGATCCAGGGACGCGTCTTCCATCCGCGCCACGAGAGCGGATGCGGCGAAGGTTTCCCGTTCGACATGGCCCACAGCACGATATCCGGGGATGGCGATGGCGAGCCCGAGGTCGAGCCCGCCCGCGCCGGAACAGAGCGAGAGCCCGAAGAGGCATGCGTCTCCGGCTCCGGAAGCGCGTCCGGAGGAAGATAAAGCCAGGTCATGCATGTCACGCGGCGGTCTTGCGCTTTCGCGCGGGTTCTGGGGCGGCGTCCGGGTCCGGCGTATCGGCCCGGGCCTCGGCATCGTCGCCCAGCCGCTCGGTCCTCACCTGCGCGAAGGTCCGACCGTCACCGTCGAGGATCGCGTCGCGGCCGGTCTCGGCCTGCCAGCGCTCCACGGCGACATCGACATAGGCCGGGCTGATCTCCATCGAGAAGACGCGGCGGCCGTTGGCCTCGCCCGCCATGATCTGCGAGCCGGAGCCGGAGAACGGCTCGTAGCAAAGCCCGCCGCGCGCCACATGCTGGCGCATCGGGATGCCGAAGGCGTCGAGCGGTTTCGGCGTCGGATGGTCGGGCCGGTCGTCCTTCGCGAAGCTGGGCAGCGCCCATGTCGATGGCAGGGTTTCCTCGGCCACCTTGGGCGGCCGGTTCGGGCGGCGCCAGCCCATGAAGCAGGGCTCGTGCTTCCAGAGGTAGTGCGACCGGGTGAGCACCCCGCGGTCCTTCACCCAGATGATCTGCTGGTGGACGAAGGCCCCCGCCTTTTCCCAGCAGGCCTCGAGCATCGCCTGGCGGCGCGAGGCGTGCCAGCAGTACCAGGCGGCGTCCTCGGTGATCGCCTCGGCGACAGCAGCGGCGATGAAGCCGTCGTAGAGTTCGGCCCCCTGAGATGAGTCGTCCCAGGTTGTGCCGTAGGACGCCGACCAGTCCTTGTTGCGCGTCGGATGGTTCGAGCCGTCGTAGTCGACCAGATACGGCGGGTCGGTGGCGAACAGCACCGCGCGCTCGCCATTCATCAGGCGGCGGACGTCGGCCGCGCTGGTGCTGTCCCCGCAGAGGAGGCGGTGGTCTCCGAGGATCCACAGATCGCCCGTGCGCGAGGCCGGATTGCGCGGCGGCTCGGGGATGGTCACCGGCGGCACGGAGCCCCCGGCGCCACCTTCTTCCCCGTCCCCCTCCGGCACGAAGGCCAGCAGCTTGTCCAACTCGCCGTCGGAAAAGCCGACCAGCGACAGGTCGTAGTCATCAGCCAGCAGGTCTTTCAGTTCGGCCGAGAGCAGCGCCTCGTCCCACGGGCTTTCAGCCAGCCGGTTGTCGGCGATGCGGTATGCCCGCCGCTGCGCCTCGGTCAGATGCCCGAGCACGATCACCGGCGCCTCGGTCAGCCCCAGTTGTGTGGCAGCGAGGACGCGCCCGTGGCCCGCGATCAGCTCTCCGTCCTCGCCGACGAGGCAGGGGACGGTCCAGCCGAACTCGGCCATGCTGGCGGCGAGCTTCGCGACCTGGTCGGCCCCGTGCAGCTTCGCATTCTTCGCGTAGGGCTGCAGGCGCGCAAGCGGCCAGGTCTCGATCCGCTCGGGGGCGAAGGCGAGGGTCATGAGGAGTCCTGTCGATGATGGGGACGACACTTGGCGGCGCGCGATGGCTTCCGACGTGATGGAGTCCACCAGCTCCGGCTGGATTCTGGAGTCCAGGGTATCCACCCCGGAGTCCACCAGCCAAGGCGCTGTTACTGCGTGGTTATTTCTGGTTGCGCGGTGGCTTCAGGCCGGGGTGGCTTCCCAAAAATCCGGCCCTGTCGCTGGCGATGTGCCGCGCTTCGCCCGCCAGCATACGGTCCGGCCCGGAAAGGAACCGGAAAACAACGGCTTGCCGGCCCGGCACCCGGCCGGACCCCGCGTCGGACCCCGGGAATCCGGCGGCGGAGGGTCGTCCCGCGCACGCCTCTCCCGATCCCATCGCGTTTCTACGCCCCGGCCCGGGTGCGGTGAACCCCTTCCGATGTCTCTCCGAAAATCGTCTCACAGGACGATTTTCCTTGACAGCCGGTCGGCATTCTCCACCACGAAGCGCCTCGACCGCTTGCCGGACGGCACCCGGCCGCTGAGCCGCCAGGCGATCAGGGCGATGCCGTATTGCCAGTGGCGATTGGCGGCCGGGCGGCTCAACCCGATCTCCCAGCCGATCCTCTTCCACGGCGTCCGATTGGCGCGCAGCCAGACGATCCGCGCGTCGTCGCGTTCCAGCCAGCGCAGCCAGAGCAGCGCTTCCTCGGCCTCGGTGATGTCCCGCGGGCCGGGCTTCGGCCGCCGCATCCGGGGCTCCTGGCCGACCTGGTCGGCGAAGCTGTGGAGGTATTCGGGCCAGGCGCTGAAGTAGCCCTGCGGCTTCACCTCGGGCAGCGAGCGGAACACCTCGGCCGCGCGCTCGAGCCGGTCCTCGACCATTGCGGGGGTCCAGTCAGCCATGCGCGGCCTCCTGGTCGCCCGCCCGCGGTCCGTAGAGCTTCTCGCCCAGCTGGCGGACCAGTTCGCGCTCGGGCCAGGTGAGGCGGTCGTCATCGACGGAGACCGCGAGGACGCCCTGTTCCTGCCAGCCCTCGCGCTTGACCTGTTCGGGATCCCGGCGTCGGCCGCCGTAGCCGGCTGGATGCCAACGCATCGATTTCATGCGACATGCCTCCAGCGTTTTCCGTTGATGATGTCGTCGACCGCCTTACGGGAGAGGCCAAAGCCCACGGCCGCTTCCCGTCTCGAAATCCCCATTGCGTGCATCTTCCGGATCGCGAGGGCGCAGACTTCGTCGATCTTCGCTTGGCCGTTTCTAGAGCCACGGTTGTGCGTGCCGTGGCGCACGGTGTCCCCGACGTTCTCGCGCTGGGTCGCCCAGCGGAGGTTCCATGGGTGGTTGACGTCCCGCGTACCGTCGTCATGCGCAACCACGTGACTTTCGCTGGGCGGACGTCCGAGAAAGGCCAAGGCGACAAGGCGATGAACCGGGATGCCTGTGCGGCGGTTTTCGCGCCAAACCTGGACGTAGAGATACCGGTTCTTCGGATTGCGCCATGCCTTGAGAACGCGTCCTGCCCTCGCGCCTCTCCCGCCCGCAAAGCGTCGGATGAATCCACCTTCGGACGCTTCGTATTCGGGCCAATCCGGGATTGAGCGCCATTCCTGGTTCAGGTCGATCATGCGACACCGCCATTCGTCTTGATGACCCAGTTCAGGATCGCGATTGCATCCGCTTCGTTGTCGTCGGCAGGCGAGAAGCCGCGGGCCCGTGCTGCGGCAATCATGTCCTGCTTGGGTGCATTTCCCCGGCCAGTCGCGTGCTTCTTGATCGTGCCGACCGGAACGCCGCTGTAGGGAATGCCCCGCAATTCGGCCCATGTCGTCAGCGTCGCGAGGAGACCTCCAAATACATGGGCCGCGTCGGTGCCTGCGTGGCGGCGGACTTCCTCGAACCAGATCGCGGCGATTGGGCCCGAGAGCCGGTCGATCTCGGTCAGCCAGTTGGAGAAGCGGAGATACCGCATGCCGCCGCCATCGAAGCGGCCGCGGCGAAAGCTGACGGTGCCGCTGGTGATAAGTCCGTCATGGCTGCGAAGCGCCCAGCCGGTCGAGGTGCCGAGGTCGAGGGCGAGGATGCAGGATCGGGTGATCGCGCCCGGTTCGGGGCGGACGGCCTGCGCGGGGATCGGCGTTTTCATCGTGAAGGCTCACATGGCTCGTGGGCCTTCGGCTTCGGTCGCGGGCAGGGAATCACGTCGGCACTGTCGGTTCAAGGAAATTGCGCCCGGCCGCCGCGCTGTCCCACCTGGCATCGAACTGTCCCACTTGCCGATCGAAGTGGGACGCCGGATTTTCCTTTCGAATCAATGTCTGTCCCACCTGTCCCACTTGTCCCACCTTTTTCCCTACGTCGTATGAGAAAGAAGGAAGGCGGCCGGGACACATGCTTTTCATACAGGAAAGAGAGAAGTCGGCGGTCCAGGTGGGACAGGTGGGACATCGTTGATCTTCAATGGTTTTTTCTGTCCCACCTTGGGCTTGAAGTGGGACAGGCCGCGAAGTGGGACGGCGCCCGAACGAAAAGGGGCACCCGGATGGATGCCCCTTCGATGCCTTCAAAGCCCTCCCGGCGTCAGACGTCGGCTTGCCGCCTGCGGTAGCGCCATTCGCGGGTCGCGCCCGTGCCGCTGCGGTATCGCTCCCAGTCCCGCGACTTCAGCCAGGCTCCCACGCGCATCTGGTCGCCCTTCGTCCATTTCGCGGGCTCGATGCCGAGCGCGCCTTCGAGGATTTCGCCCACCGACACGTCGCGGATCGGCTCGGGACGTTCGAACTCTTCGTCCTGCCAATCATCCCAGCCCGCGTGGCCGCGATCGACGCTACGGGTGTCATGGGTCAGCCACCGGTCGATACGGGCGTCCCAGGCATCCGCCTGATAGCGCGCCTCCTGCGCTGCACTGGCCTCGGCAAGGATCGCCGGGTCGTCGATCCACCAGATCGCGCCTTCGCGGAAGCGGTGGACGGCCTCGGCCCAGAGCTGATCCCGGTCGCGGGCCAGCGCCGCGATGTCGATGGTCCCGCAGCGCAGAGGCCAGAAGCGGCGGTTGCCGGTCTCGTCGCGCAGATAGGTGTCGGGATTGACCGTGCCGGCGAAGACGCACTGGCGCGGCACCTCGACCGTGTAGCGACCGTAGGGAGGACGGAAGCGGTCGGTGGTGCGCGTGAGGAAGGCCTTGATGCGCGAGACCTCGGCCCGGCCGATGGCGTCGAGTTCGGCGATCTCCACGATCCAGACGCCCTGCATGTGGATGGCGGCGTCCTTGGACCCGAGCTCGGGCAGTTCGTCGGTGAACCAGTCCTCGCCCGCCAGAACCTTGATGGCCGTCGATTTGCGCGCGCCCTGCGGCCCCTCGAGGATCAGCATGTGATCGGCCTTCACGCCGGGGCGGAAGATGCGTGCCACGGCCGAGATGAGCCAGAGCGCACCGACGGTGTGATGGAACGCGGTCGGGGCAGCGCCGAGATAGGTGCTGGTCCAGGTCTCGATCCGGGGCGTACCGTCCCATCTCAGCGTATCGAGCCAGTCGCGGACGGGATGGATGCGCAGCTCGCGGGCGACGGCGCCGACGGCACGACCGACCACGAGCGGCGCGACATTGACCCCGCGCAACTGCAGCCATTCCGCGGTCCGGACATCGTCCGCATCCTCCCAGGGGCGGGGAAACGGACCGGTCGCGGTATCCCAAGGGAGCGGTTGGCGGACAACGATCTCCTGGGAGAAGTCGTCGAAGGCGAGAACGCCTGCGAAGACCAGATCGGAGGTGAGGGCGACGATGACGTTGGCCTCGTTGCGCTCCGGCGCACCGGCCAGATCGAGCCGCAGGCGCCCGAACCAGGCGGGCTTCGGGATCGGCGCGTGCGGATCGCCGGTGGCGTTCAGGCGGCGGCGGAGCTCGGCCAGCTGCCGGGTCAGGACGGACATGCCGATGCCTGTCGCGGACTTGATCCGCGCGACGACCTGGCGTTCGGGCAGCGGATCGAGCTTCGCCAGCGCGATGCGCCCGAGCAGCGTGGACAGGGCTTCGAACTCGGGCGGGTTTGTCAGCCCCTCGGCGGCGGCGATCAGGGTGGCGGGATCGTCGACGGACGCCACGATGGGGGTGGCCGTCTCCATTTCCTCGGCCTGCGACTCCGATATGTTGTCTGCCGAGTGCGTGTAATCCTTGGCGCGGGCGCCACGCTGCAGATCGTCATTGAAGTCGTCGCCGTGCAGCGGCGCGACGATCTCGTTCGGGATGTCGTCGCGGTTCAGGCGGTCCGAGAGCGTCGCGGCCGCCTGGCGGCCGGCGTCGCCTGCATCGGCGTAGATCGTGACCCGCGTCGTGCCCTCGGGCCACCGGAACCGCGCCAGACCGTCCGCGGACAGCGCCGCCCAGACGGCGGTGCCGAACAGGTCATGCGCTGCCAGAGCGGTCTCGATTCCCTCGGCGATACCAAGGTGGCCGTCCTCCGGCATCGGGAACAGCCGGACCGCGGCATCCTTCACGCTGCCGAGCATCTTCTTGCCCGGAGGCGCCTTGGCGCTGCCGTCGTCGAGCAGGAACGTGCGATGGATACCCGGCGCGCGCTCCCCGTCCGGCAGCCGCAGGATCGCGATGAGGCCGGGCCAGCCGCGGCAGCTGTCGAAGTCCGGGAGATCGGGGTGGAACAGCAGATCGGGCGATCCGGGATCCGACAGCCCGCGGGCGCGCAGATAGGTCTCGCCGGGCGTGCCCGCGATCGGCACGGCCCCGCCGACAAGACGCGCGATCTCGGCCGAGTGGTCGGGGCGTGCGCGCATGGCCGAAGCCGGCGCGGGCCGCGGCGCCGGATGGTCCATCCCCGCAAGCCGCGCCGCCTCGTCGAAGAGCGCGCCGTCGCAGAGGCCGGTCGCCTGCGCGATCAGGTCGATGGGACCGGCCCGCTCGCCGGTGGCATAGTCGAAGCCCCAGCCGGCATAGGGCCCGTCGAGATGGATGGTGCAGGAGCCCTCCTTGCGCGGCGGGCGGCCGGACAGGTCGGCGCAGCGCAGGGACCGGCGGTCGCGCGCCAGCCTGGCCTGGGGGAACAGCCCCGGCAGCCAATCGGCGGCCGTGCAGGCGAGCCGCTCCTTCACGGCGGCGAGGTCATGCCGGATCTTCGGGACCGCGATGTCGTTGAGGTCGATCATCGCACCCCTCAGGCCAGAAGCACGAGACCGCGCTCGGCCCGGGTGATCGCGGTGTAGAGCCAGCGGCGCCGGTCGATCTCGCTGCGACCCAGCCCGTCGTCCCAGACGATGACGTTCTCCCACTGCGATCCTTGCGCCTTGTGCGCCGTGATCGCCCAGCCGAAGGTCGCCTCGGCGAGCAGGCGCTTCTCCTTGTAGTCGCGGTCGTGGCGCCGCGCGTCGTAGGCGACATGGTCCTCGAAGTGGCCCTTGTAGATGCGCAGCCGGCCCGGACGCCCGTCCCGGTCGGGTTCGCCGATACGGCGGCCGTCCTCGGCATCGCGCACCACGGCGGAGAAGTAGAGGCTGCCCTCGTCGACGATATCCTCGAGGGTCAGGAACATGCCGTTGATCAGGCCGAGCGCGTTGTCGTTCTTCAGGCAGATGATCTTTTCCGCCCTTCCGGTGGGAAGATATGTCCCGCCCAGCCCGGCCGCCGCCCGCATCGCATTGTTCAGCTGGAAGCGCGTCGCGTTCAGGCCGCAGATCAGCTGGCCGCCGCGCAGCGCCTGCTCCGGCGTGATGTCGCCCTTGCGGAGCTTTGCGACATGATCGTCGTAGACGCCGAACCCGATAGGTTCCCCCATCCGCGCCATGGTGGCCAGCCGGACGATGGCGCTCTCGGCCGCCTGGCGGTGAATCTCGGTCAGCATCACGTCGGGCGCGTCGCGGGTGAAGGCGCCTTCGCCCTTGATCGGCGGCAACTGTCCGGGATCGCCGAGCACGAGGATCGGCTTGCCGAAGCTCATCAGGTCGCGCGCCATCTCCTCGCCGACCATCGACACCTCGTCGAGCACGATCAGCCGGGCGTCGGCCGCGTCGCTCTGCGGGTTCAGCGCGAAGCGCGGGTGCTTCATCGCCGAGAGCCCCTGGCGCATCGCCTCGATCGCGGCATCGGCGGTGGTGCGCGCGAAGCCGCTGAGGCGGAGCGCGTCGCGTTCGGCCAGCGCGATCTTGCGGGCGGCCTCCTCGATCTCCTCCTCGGTCGCCTCGATCGCCGTGTAGATCAGGCTGTGGATGGTGCGCGCGGGGGTGCCCTTGCGGGTCAGCACCAGCGCGGCCTTGCCGGTGAAGGTGGCGGTCACGACGCCCGGCACGCAGCGGCCGTCCCTGGCGCTGCGGAGGGGCGAGAGGCCGAGGTCGTCGAGGGCGAACTTCAGGACCGTGCTCTTGCCCGATCCGGCATAGCCGAAGAGCCTGAACACCTGCTGCTCCTCGGTGCGGTTCTCGAACCAGTCGCGGACTGCGGCGATGGCGGCGGCCTGCGCGGCCGAGGGGACGAAGTCAGACACCGCCGCCCCTCCAGCACCGTTCCGCCCAGGCGCAGGGCGCGTGCCACTTGCCGGCCGCCATGCCGCCGCGGCAGAGGACGGCCGCGGGCTCGGCCGCGGCGCGGGGCAGCCATTCCCTGGCCTCGGAGGCCCGCACCACGGCGACGGCGCGATCCGACATCTCCTGCGCGAGACGCGCGTCGAAGGGCACGAGTTCGGCGTGCAATTCCATCGTGTCGCGGTTCAGCGCGGTGAAGAGCGCCGGGTTGGGGAGCTCCATGTAGGCCTGGTAGAGCGCGATCTGGGCGCCATAGACCGGGCGCGCGATGCTCACACCGCGCTTGACCACGTCCTTCCAGCTGGAAGCGCCGAGCGCCTTGTTCTCCCAGAGCGCGGGATAGTCCATCGCGACGGGGCCCGAGACGAGGCAGCCGTCGATATGGCCCTTGAAGCGCCCGCCGAGGGCCTCGAAGCCGAACTGGCGGCCATCGGGCCGTTCGGTGCGCAGGTCGAACCCGGCGAACCGCAACCAGCCTGCGACGATGTCCTCGGCCCGGTGGCCCGCCTCGAAGATCCGCAGCGTGCGCGGTTCGAACTCCTGCCCCTCGTCCTTGGGCACCGCGAGGAAGTCGTACTGGATCTGGCGCAGGCAGTCGCGCCCCAGACCCGAGGCGCTGACATAGGTACGGGGACGCTCGGCGCGATTGCGCGCCGACAGGGCCGCATCGATCACGGACGAGACGGCCGTGGCGATCGGCGGTCGCGGCGCGTCCTGGCCATAGATGCAGCCGGAGCCATGGTTCAGGTCAATCATTGGTCGCGCTCCCAGAAGCCGCCCGCCTGCGCGATGCAGGTCAGCTTGTGATGCTGGGCTTCCGTCAGCCGGGCACGCGCGCCGAATTTCTCGAGCTTCCGGCGCAGGCTCTCGCAGAACGCGATCTCGAAGTCGGTGACGGCGTTCCCGGCGGCCGCCTCGAGCAGGCGGGTCCAGCTGCAGGACGCGGTGTCGTCGTTCAGGTCGATCATCGCGCGGCCCCTCAGAACGGCAGAGGGTCGTCGAGGGCCGTTCCGGTGCGCTCCTTGCGCGCGGCCTGCTCCTGCATGCTGTCGATGTAGCCGGTGACCGCCGCCTCGATCAGGCGGTCGATGTCCGCGGCGCTGCGGTGGAAGAAGGGCGCCATCAGACCGAGGTCGGTGAGCGCTTCGGCGAAGGGCGTCCGCGCATCGCGGATCGCCTGTGCCTCGCGGGCGGTCTTGTCGATCATGCCGTTGTTCCTTTGAGCGATTGCACTGCCCAAGTCCTGACAGCGGAGCGAGCAGAAGCGGTGATATCGGTGGCGATCCCAGCGGAGGCCGTGGCAGTAGCCGAAGCCCCGGGCCTCCCGGGCGCAGACGGCGCAGAGTTTGGGCTCCGCCCGTTCGCGGCTGAAACGCTCCCCCGGAGCGTTTCCGGGACGCCGCTCACCCCGAGCAAGAAGCTCCCGATCGGGTCCTCGGGCGGCCATCCCGCCCGCTGGAGCTTCTCGGTCTGCATCACGATCCAGCGCGAGATCGCGTTGCTGGCCATAGCCTCGAGGTCGCCGAGGGTGAGGCTTGCGATGGGTTGGTGCAGTCTTCCTCGGGCCTCGAGCCAATTTCCGATCTCCAGCGCAGCGGCGCGCGTCGCATGCGCTTGCCATTGGTCCGGGGTCATGGGCCGGTCGCCCGGCCCGGCCCCGTCGGGCTCGGCGGTAGGGGAGCGCGCCGACCCGCCCGACCGCCGCTTGCGCCGCACCTCAACCATTGAGCCAGGCGGGCATGGCGGGCGCGGGGGCCTGCGGCGCGGGCGGTTGCTGCCGGGTCGACTGCGGGGTCGGCGCCTGCGCGCCCCAGGCCGGGGCCGCCGCCGGGGCTTGCGGTTGCGCGCCCCATGCCGGCGCGGGCGCCTGCCAGCCCGGCGCCGGCACGCTCGCGGCCTTGCGCGGCGGGGCGTTGACGGGCTCCGGGGGCACGGTTTCGCCGCGCATGATGGCGGCGTGGCTCGCGTCGTCGGGCAGAACGACGTTCGCGATCCGGTTCTGGTCGCGGTACTGCGGGCTGGAGGCGGGCTCCACCATGATGCGGGCGGCGAAGACGATCCCGTCGAGATGCCTGAGCCCGGGCAGCACCCGCTTGGCCTTGGCTGCTGGGGATTCGTCCCTGGGATCGAGCCCGAGGGCGCTGTCGACCATCGCCCGAAACGTGGACTTCGAGATCTTCCAGCCGATGGACTGGCCCTTCTCGTCGAGCTTGCCGCCCGCCACCGTGAAGCTCTGCCAGAACTTCCGCCGGGCATGCGGCCCCTCGAGGATGGTGAACTCGCAGTCGAGCATCTTCGCGTCGCTCGACTGCGACGCCTTCAGCAGCCCCGCATCCGCCGGGGTCGCGCCGTTCACGCCGCCGGGGCGCACGGTCAGGCGAACCTTGGCGAAGGTGCCGTCGGGGATCAGCTCGCCGATGGGGGCCATCTGCGGCTGGGCGTCGTTCAGATCGTAGCTCATGGGATCATGTCCTTTCAGGGATCAGGAGGCGAAGGCGGTTTTGCGGGGGGCGCGGCCGTCGATCTTCGCGATCAGCGCGCCGAGGTCGGGCGGTTCGGTCGTGTCGAGGCGGCCGGAGCGGTCCTTGGCGGGAAGGCCCCAGGGGTTGCCGGAGCGGCAGACGAGGCGGCGTTCGGCGGAGGTCTCGTCGAGGGTCCAGTCGCCCCTGGCGTCGCGGCCGAAGAGCTGCATCGACACCACCTGATCGACGATGCCCGGCAGTTCGCGCGCGGCCTTCGTGCCCTCCATCTGCGGCTGCCAGGTCGTCGCGCCGAACTCGTCGGCGACCTTCTCGAGCACGCCCACGAAGATCACCGTCTTGCCGCGGGCGTGCTGGAGATGCTTCAGCGCCTGGATCACCTCGCGGCCCAGAAGCCCGTAGGCCCCGCGGACATCGGGCTTGCCGGTCCGCTCGGAGAAGGCCTCGGGCTGCTGGCGGGCATAGGCCATGGCCTGCCGCGTCAGGTCGGTGATCGAGTCGACGAAGACGATCCGCTTCCGGCACAGGAAGTCCTCGATCCCGGTGCCGAGATACTGCTGCTGCAGCCAGGCGTGATACTCGGCGCCGTACCAGGACTGCGGATGCTGCGCGGGATCGGGCCCGCCGATCAGTACGGCGAGGTCGCGGAAATCGGTGAAGCTGCGCACCGGGATCGAGTCCCCGCGCCAGTCCTGCACCGACTTCATCCCCGCCTCGAGGTCGAGGCAGACCGTCTCCTCGGCGGGCAGCGTCATCAGGAGCGTGGTCTTTCCGACGCCCGGCGGGCCGAAGATGGCGAGCGAGGTCTTGTTCTCGGCGGCCGAGAGGCGTTCGTCGGCGGTGATGATGCGGAAGGCCATGGGGTTCTCCGAAGGGTTGAAAGGGCGCGGCGGCGGGGGTGACCGGGTGCCGAAGGGGAACCTGCCCGGCGTTGCCGCGCGGGCGTCCCGCCGCCGCGCGTCACCGGTCCCGCGCCTCGAGCCGGAACACGGGTTTGCCGGTGGTCTCGGTGCGGGCGGCGGCGAAGCCCTCGCGCAGGGCGTCGGGCCAGGCGCCGAAGCGGCGTTCCGGCACGCGATAGGCGATCTCGAGATACCCGGTCGGATCTTCGCCGGCGGCGCGGATGCGCTCGGCCATGGCGGCCAGCCGGTCCTGATCCCACGCGACCTTCTTCGGGAGATCGGCGATCACCACCACGCCCGCATCCTCGATCCGAACGGTGCCGGAGGTCTTGCCCTGCGCAGACCGCTCGGCTTCGGTCGCCGCGCCATAACGCTGCGCCAGTGCCGCTTCGAAACGGTCCTTCAGGCGCTTTACCCGGGCGGTCTCGGCCGCTGCTTCGTCCTGCAGCGCGAGGAGCAGCGCAGACGGCATGTCGGCGATCTCGCCGATGGACAGACGGTCGAGATCGTCGAACCGGGGGGCGTTGTCGGGATGCGGCATGGCGGGAACTCCGGTCGGGGGAAACGGGACGGCCATCAGGCGGCCTCCGCGGCGTCGAGAAGTCGGGCGAGCGGCATCGGCGTGCGGCGCGGCCGCGTCCGCGCGACGGCGAGATAGGCGAAGCGGTCGGGGCCCACGCGCTCCTGCACGAGGTGGACGAGCCCGGCCTCGAAGGCGCGGAAGGCGGCATCGGCCAGCGCGGCGAGCCGGCGGCGGTCGGCCTCGGGCAGGGTCGAGATCGCCGGCGCGCTGTCGATCCCGAGGAACCCGCGATGGTATTCCAGCCGGTCGCCGGGCATCGCCTGGCCGACCCAGGCGCAGAACTCGATATCGGTGGGCGGGCGGGGCCGCGCCGGGGCGAAGGCGGCGAAGGGCATGACGAGCATCTCCATGTCCTCCCTCTACTCACGCCGCCCGCAAACCGTCCCACCGCCCCCCGAGCCCGCGCATGGCGAGGTCGAGCCGGAGGCGTGCGAGGCGGCGGTAGAGCGCGGAGCGGGAACGGCCGTCGCGGCCGACGAGTTCGGCGACGGCGCAGGCGCCGAGCGCGGCGCAGAGACCGCGGGCCTCCTCCGGCAGGTCGGCGAGCGCCCGGGCGAGATCGTGGCGGGTCTCGACCTCCGTCGCGGCGCACCGGTCCTGTCCGTGCCAGGCGGCGAGCCCGTCCGTCTCCGCCAGCAGGCAGCCCAGCGGCTCGCCGCTGCCGGCGACCGGAGTGTCGAGCGACAGCACCGTGCCGCCCTGCGCCTGCCGCTGACGATGGTGCCGGATCGCGATCCGCGAGCATTGGTTGCGCAGGACGACGTTCGCGAAGGCGCCGATGCTCCCGCGGCGCTTGTCGAAGCCCGGCAGCCGGCAGATCAGGTCGACGAGCAGGTCCTGGCGGAGGTCGTCGAGATCGGCTGCGGAGAGCGCCGGCTTGCGGCGCAGACGGCGCGCGGCGGCATCGGCCTCATCGATGAGCGTGGCAAGGTCGGAGGGGGAAAGCGGTGGGTGCATGTCGTCGTGCCTCGGAACATCGTTGCTGTTGTTCCGAGACTGCCGGACCCGCCGAGGCTTTCGGTGTGATCTGCGTGTGCTTGTTGTGTGCGCCTTGTGTGTCGGGGACTTCAGTCCTCGACGGCCACGGCGGCGGGAGAAAGACCCAGGCGATAGCCGTAGCCGCGCACTGTCTCGATCAGGGCCTCGACGGAAGCCCGCGGCAGGCCGCAGCCCGTGAGGGCTTTTCGCAGATCCCGCACGATCTCGTTCGCCGGGCGCCCGGTCTGCGCCTCGATGGCCTCCTTGCGCAGGATGGGGTCGCGCTGTCCGGCCTGTTCCGCGAAGAGCCGGATCAGCGCGAACATCTGCGGGGCGAGATCGAGGCGACGGCCGTCGAGAACGACCGATCGTCGACTCCGGCTCAGCACCAGGCGCGGCGGGGCGAGGCCGACCGGCGAGAGGCAGTCGAGCGCGAGACGTTCCGCGCCGCATTCGTCGGCTCGGACGCAGTTCGCGAGCGGGCAGGCAGCAAGACCGGCCGTCCGCAGCTGCAGGTCTGTCGCCGGGTCTAGGTCCGTGGCGACGATGGTGACGGGCGCCGTTCCGGCGGCCGCCCTGACCGCGAGCATGGCGGCGGGCGCCTTCAGCGCATGCGTGTCGCGGCAGAGAACGATGCACATGCCCGTCGGCAGCCGTCCGAGCAGCCAGAGCCCCTCCGCGAGGGCGAAAGTCGCCGCCTGCAATCCGCAGGACGCCGCCATGGCGGAAACCAGTCTGTCCGCGTCGATCCCGAACCGTTTCAGGTCGTCCGGCTCCAGGGGCACGTCCGCCGCGGTGTCGCGCGGACAGCAGGCGAGCAAGCGATCTCCTGCGGCGCGGATCGGGCGCGCGTCGAGTCCGCAGTCGCAATGCGCGCAGACGGGCCAGCTGTCGGCCTTGCGCTGCTCGATCAGAACCCCCGCCCGAAGCAGGCCTTCGATCTCGCGCACGGAGAAGCGGTGCAGCGCCCGGCCGGAAACGGTCGTCTCCGCTCCCCCGTTACTCAGCCGCTTCCACAACCAGATCAGCATCGCGATCCTTCTCGAGCCCGTTGCGCGCGACCAGGGCATGGATCGCCTTCTCGAACCGCGTCCGCCGGAAGGCGAGCGTCCCGGGCGGCTTCAGGCGCACGGTCACCTTGGCAGGCTGTTTCGCATCGCTCCTGAAAAACACCCGGAAGGTGATTTCTCCCAGGCGCCAGCCGCGACCGAAACGCACTTCGCTCCCCTTGAAATGCCGGAGCGCCCCACCAGAAGGATCCTTCGATTCCCAGCTGCGCACATGGCGCCAGTTCCCATCCTCGTCCTCGGCGAAGAAGTCGGCCGCCGCCGCCACGATCCGGACCTCGAGGATCCTGTCGTCGAAGGCGTGCCGGAACGCGAAGTCCGGGCCGAACGCTGCGATGGGGTCGAGGGTATAGAGATCGCGCGCGTCCTTGCCCGCGAAGAAACCCGGCCGCCCGAGGATATGCTCGGCGAAGATGGCGGCGACCTCGGCCTGCTGCGCCTTCGGCACGCCGCCGATGCGCAGGAGCCCTTCGTATGGGGCATAGCGCAGGGCCGCGTATTTCACGGCGCGCAGCGTGATGATCCGTTCGCCGTCCCCCGCCACGACCGGCGTCGTCGTGACCGGCGCGCCATGGCTGACGACGAGGTTGATCTCTCCGTCTTCCTCGTATGGCCCGAGACGGCAGTAATCGCCCTGCAGGTCCTGCGCGAACAGCTTCACGATCGCGGCCTTGAAGGCCGCCGACGCCTCGTCCGTCAGATCGGCTCCGACATCGCGCTGCGGCCCCCGGAATTCGGCCATCGCGGTCGGCGCCCGCAGCGCCTGGAAGTCGGCCGCCGCTTCGAAGAGCCGCGGATGGTTCAGATAGGCATGCAGCGCCACATGTTTGGGCTCGTGCCTGGCCGGGGCCGGGTCGGACGCGTCGAAGGCCTCCTCGGGATAGAGGGCCACGCCCTGGCGCCTCGCCTCGTTCAGGACGAGTTGCATCCCCTCGGCGGTTCCGACTTCGGCGACCCGATGCAGATCCGCGACGAGCCCTTCTGACCATTCGGTGATCGGCTTCGCGAAATATTCGGCCATCCGATTGCGGATTTCGCCCGGCTCGGCATCGAACGAAAAAGGCTGATCCGCGCCCGCGAAATGACGCGCGAAGAGATCGCGCATGAGCAAGACATCGATGCCGCCGAGAAACTTCGGATTGACGAATTTCCTGATGTCGGAACCCATGGCACCCCTTCCTTTCTGACCCGATTGTTCCCTTTACGTTCTATCAGTTCGGACAACCCTGAGTCGAGTCCCGATCACGGGCGTCATGTAGTGCACGCATGTGTGGGACGGTTCGCGTTCGCGATGAGTAGAGGCCGAGGGAGAGGAACGCCCGAGGCCCGCATGAAACGCCCCAACCCGCTGCTGCCAGACCGGATGACCGCTGCCGAGCGCCGCGCCGAACTGTGCGCCTTGCTCGCGCTCGGGCTGGTCAGGCTCATGCAGCGGGAATGCGGCGAAGCTTCTGACGAAAATGGAGAAATTCGCCTACACTATCCGGCCGACCGATGCCGTCATGCAACCCCGAACCCAACGGAGACCGCATGACGACACACGACCCCATTCCCGCGCGCCTGGCCGCGCTTAAGACCACGCCGACGCCCGACCTTAAGAAGCAGTGGCGCGACCTGTTCGACAGCGAGCCGCCGCCGTTCAACCGTCGCTATCTGGAGAGCCGACTGGCATACCGGATCCAGGAACTCGCCTATGGCGGGCTGAAGCCCGAGACCATCCGGCGGCTGGAGCGGCTCGGCGAGGAACTGGACGGCGGCGACCGGAAGAAGCGCGGCATCCGTGCCGATCGCGACCGTCCGATCACCGGCACGCGGCTGCTGCGCGAGTGGCAGGGTGTCGAACAGATCGTCACCGTCACCGCCGATGGCTTCGAGTGGCAGGGTCGGCCCTACAAGTCGCTGTCCGCCATCGCCCGCGCGATCACCGGCACCCGCTGGAACGGCTGGGTCTTCTTCGGCCTCAGGAACCACAGGGGGGCGAGCGGCGGCGGCCGCAGGCCGGCGGACGATCCGGCGGATCGTTCGGTGCCGCGAACGCCCGGAGCGCAAGCGAAGGGCCGGACGATATGACGAAGCCGCCTGAAAAATCGAAGCTCGTCCGCAAGCTGCGGTGTGCCGTCTACACGCGCAAATCCTCCGAAGAAGGGCTGGAGCAGGAGTTCAACAGCCTGCATTCCCAGCGAGAGGCCTGCGAGGCGTACATCGCTAGTCAGCGGTCGGAAGGCTGGGTGCTGGTCCGCGATCAGTATGACGACGGCGGCATCTCGGGCGGCACGCTGGAACGGCCCGGCCTGAGGCGGCTGCTGGAGGACATCGAGGACGGGCTGGTCGATGTGGTGGTGGTCTACAAGATCGACCGCCTCAGCCGCTCGCTCGCCGACTTCGCCAAGCTGGTCGAGGTGTTCGACCGGAACGGCGTGACGTTCGTCTCGGTCACGCAGTCGTTCAACACGACCACGTCGATGGGGCGGCTGACGCTGAACATCCTGCTGTCCTTCGCGCAGTTCGAGCGCGAGGTGACGGCCGAGCGTATCCGCGACAAGGTCGCCGCCAGCCGCAAGAAGGGGATGTGGATGGGCGGGGTGCCGCCCTACGGCTATCGGGTCGAGAACCGCAAGCTGTTCATCGACGAGGAAGCCGCCGCGCATGTGCGCTGGATCTTCGCCCGCTTCCTCGAGATCGGCTCCTGCACGGTGCTGGCCCGCGAGGTCGCTGCCCGTGGCCTCGGCACGCCGCGCGGCAACCGGATCGACAAGAAGTATCTCTACCGGATGCTGTCGAACCGCGCCTACATCGGCGAGGCGGTCCACAAGGGCGAGAGCTACCCCGGCGAGCACGACGCGATCATCGACCAAGAGATGTGGGACCGCGTCCACGCCATCCTGCAGGAGAGCCCGCGCAAACGGGCCGCCCGCACCCGCGCCGAGACGCCCGCGCTGCTGAAGGGGCTGCTGTTCGGACCGGACGGCGCGGCCTTCTCGCCGACCCACACGCGCAAGGGCGACAGGCTCTACCGCTACTATGTCAGCCAGACCGTGCTGAAGCATGGTGCCGGGGCCTGTCCGGTCGGCCGCGTGCCGGCAGGCGAGGTCGAGACCGCCGTCATAGACCAGCTTCGCGCCGTGTTCCGCCAGCCCGAGATCGTGGCGGGGACGTGGAAAGCAGCACGCACCCAAGTCGACGACATCACCGAGACGGACGCCCGCATGGCCCTGCAGCAGCTCGACCCGCTGTGGGACGAACTGTTCCCCGCCGAGCAGGCGCGCATCGTGGCGCTGCTCGTCGACCGGATCGACCTCGCCCCCGACGGCTTCGACCTGCGCCTGCGCATCGACGGCCTTGCCGGCCTCGCCCGCGAGATGCTGGCCGGCGCGGTCGGAGAGGCCGCATGACCCGCCCCGCGCCCGCCGATACCGTCACCCTGCGCGTGCCCTTCCGGCTGGCGAAGCGCGGCGGGCGCAAGGAAATGCGCCTGCCCGAGGGCATCGCGCCGCCCCGCCGCCCCGACGACGCCCTCGTCAAGGCACTGGCCCGTGCCTTCCGCTGGAAGCGGATGCTGGAATCGGGCGAGTTCGTCACCGTTGTCGAACTGGCCGAGCGGGAGGGGATTGCCCCCTCATACATGACCCGCGTCCTGCGGCTCACGCTGCTCGCGCCCGACATCGTCGAGGCAATCCTGGACGGGAAGCAGGGGCCGGCGGTGACGCTGGCCCGGCTGATGGACGGGTTCCCGGAGGCGTGGGAGGCGCAGCGACAGATCTGGGGGCAAGCGGTTCGCGAGTACTCAGGTTTGACTGTCGACCCAGTGGTCATCCATTCGCCACGTATCGGGCCGCGAAAGAGAGCGCGTTGATGTCGAGAGCAACACTCTCGATATAATCCCGAGCGAGGAAGTCGTCGTAGGTTCCAAGCTGCAGGGATGGGTCGTCTATCGAGAGACTACCTTGCCATTTGAGCTTAGCGAGAATCTTCTCGAATGCCGAATTGATTTCCTCAAGGCTGGCCTGTCTTTGATCTTCGGGCTTGAGAATCAGATAGAACCGAACGCGCACCTCTTCTGTGTCCCAAGCCGCCGAGGGGCGAACACGAATTTCAGCAAGAGACCGGGCGACACGGCCCATTTCAGCGTTCTCTCTGCCATACCCATCCTTGAGCTTATTGAGGAGAGGGGAGATTGACCTGTTGAAGTCATCGGGAAAGGCGAAGCGGCCGAAGCAGCGCTCGAGCGAGCGGGCAAACTCGACTGCCTTCGCTGGGTCAGCGAAGCCCTGCTTTCGCTTCCATTTCACCAATAATTCCTTGCTGATGGTCAGAGGCCGAGCAAGTTCGGCAACAAGGCCCTCCGGAGCTTTCTCAACTATAGCCAAGCGCGGAACGCCGCCGCGTTCAATTTCCGTAATTCGAGTCGAATCTGCCTTCACCAACGGACAAACTACAACCCAAGGGTTCCTAGGGTCAGGACTCGTTCTCCATTCATAGCCAGAACATGACGGTTGCGGCGAGTGCGACGGCTGAGAGGAAGACCTTTGGGCAGCGGTCATAGCGGGTGGCAACCCTGCGCCAGTCTTTCAGCCGACCGAACA